CCGTAGAGCTTCTGGATCCCCCTGGTTTATCGTGCCCAGAGACGGCGTAGTGACGCTGAAACGTGATACAGGTAAACCCCTTTACCTAACAAAAACAGCCACGTTTCATTTTAAACACCTAATACGATGTTACTTCGACTTTCTTTTCGAAGATTTACCCTTAACCCCTCCAATTTTTCGACTGTCAACAATAGTAGTATTTGTTAAATTATCCGTATCTGTTTCACTACTAACAGATTCTACCTTTGGTTCTACAGATTCTGAGGTTATGTTTTCAACGAACTCATTTTCAATATAAGCTCTCAACTCCTCGAGAATCGTTTTAGAATCAAAGGGTATACGGACAACATTAACAGTCGAACCATTCAATAAAACATTACAAACTTCAGTTGTGGTGTAAGAACCTAAAATTATATTAGTAAACAGATTTTCAGGAGTTAATCTATCATTACTAAATATAAAAAAGTCATTCACCCATAAACGAATAGGACCATTATTAAATAAAGTTAAAAAATTTGACGCATCATAATTTATTAATTCATCATAATTTGAGATTTCAATTGAGCAGTTTTTGAAAACTGTAGATGAAAGTTGTGAAATCCAAACTAATGATTCTTCAAAAATATCTTTTGTAATAAGAGGATAAACTCCATCAATAGTTGGTTTAACAAAATTCTCCTTATAATAATCAGATATTGAGTATTTAAAGTTTTTAAAGACAATAGGTTTAGTGAGTTCAATTTCGCAATGTATTAAATCACTAACTCTAATTCTAGGCTTCAATATCGGGCAAATTGCTAATTTAAAAATTTTAACTAAAAATCTAGGCATCCATATGTTTTTCAAATGAAAAGTAGTATAGTTCTGAAATTCAGTCGGATTATTCAACGCATAATTTAAAACATTTACAAATTTATTAACCAAACAAGACGATAAATGTTCACATAAAACAGCTTTGGTCAAGTTACCTTCTCCTAAAATAGAACAATAATTTCTAGTCGTTTTGTAGTCCCATTTATAAGAGTGAAGGAATAAACGTTCACGTATAATCTCTTTAAGCAATCTAGCATCAAAATCGTAATTTAAATTAATTTTAATATTAATAAGATTCAATCGAAGTACGATCCCTGGGAAGTTAGGCAAGCTTTTGTACAGATAGTTAAATATTGGGTATAACATGGTATTAAGTATTTTAAAATAAAAACCCTTTGGTGACTGTTAGTCACGCTCCTTTCGTTGTCCTCTAATAGCAAGACCAAGTCATTATTCTTAGATAAGATAATGGCACCTTTCCAAACTTCGTTCGACCTCGTTTATCTATAAACTCGATTATAGGATCCTGTATGGCTAGACGTTTTGCTAACTCGCTCGCTAGGGTAGGATTGCATCGCAAGTTGAAAAATCTGTCAAATATGTCATTCGCTCTGGCCAATTGAAAAACGACAGAGCAAAATCGAATAAATGATCTTCCAAAAAATCCGTGTAAGTCAACCACGTATCTTTCGGGGTAGCAAACTCTAGCGATCCACCAAAGATCGGGAGCATCTGGTTTTCCTGTAACATCCCAAGCAAAACCTAGGAAATCCACGTAGTCGCGTGGGTTTCTAACCACTCTAGATTTGATTGCGTTCAATTTAAGATGAAACCAGTGAAAAACATTATGCAAAGTTGCCAGAAAACATTCATCAAGAACAACAACAAAGTCATCCCCTAAACCGCAGTATTCATCCTTTTGGGGAAATCTGCCATAAGCGAGAAGGTAGGTGTAGCAGATAGCAAGGGTGATAGCAAACGAGTTTAGTAACAGTGTCATCTTTGAGCCAGTTACATTACCTCCGTTGGTGAAATACAAACCGAACCGAGTTAGTATAGGACTGAGCACATGATATAAGCATATAGAGGCTACCACTACCGGGGTAATTCCGGGGAATGGGAACATCATTAAGATAACACTGTAGAAAGCTAAAATCACCAAACTGGGTATATTTTGGTCTATAGATGAAATGTCTCCGCATAAAACGATCCGTTTCGTACGTGTGGCATTTCTCCGGATCTCTTGAACCCGTGCTGAAACTTGGGGTCTCGTCATCCCAACCGCCAACCAAGTAGTATTATCTTGTACGCAGTCGAGCACTCTTTGAAAATACATCGTTTCTAAAGTCATAACCTGAAACGGTACCCCAAACACTTGTCGGATCTTGGTCACCAGATTTAGCTTTCCATCCTTACCCGCGACATCCCTAAGTTTTGAGGTAAACCTGTGAAAGACCACGATTGGTTGAGCCATGATCATAGAAATCATTG